ACATAGCTTTTGCTACATTTGGTTTGAACTGACTACAGATGTACTTACGAAGTCCAATCATAGTTCTCAATATTGACCTATCTATCTTGGTTAATTTCAATGAATAAGCAGCACCCATCAAACTCTTCATAAAGTCAAATGTTTCCCAAGTCCTTTTAGGTCCTGGATAGGAACTAGACTCTACTGACCATCTGTTTTCTTGTTGAAAATAATTAGATGATTTATTACCTATGTTATTTCTAGCAAAGTACCATTGTGAACCCTTATAATCCAAAGGCCATTCATAACCATCTTCAGACCGAGCAAACCATTCTCCTTCTTTCAGAATATCATAAACCCAAGTTCCTTTTAACTTATTGAAGTCCTTACGACAATCTTCTTCGGTCATCTCCATTGTTGGCATTGGGTAGGTCATCGCCACAGTAGCCAGAGATTCTTTCACATCTTCTTTTTCAAATGTATCTTTGATGTAAGTCCATTCTTTTTCATCTATGTGAAGATATGGTTCTTGGTTCTTAAACTTGTCGAAATAATCTAAGTACATATAATATTATCTTTCACTTCTTGTTTTGTTAATCTTCTTCCTACTATCCAAAATAAAGTTTTTTTGTCTAAATTAATATTATCCTTCATCCATCTATGAGCTTTTGCCTCATAGAGTTCGTCCATCTGACCACCATTAAAAAATTCAGTTGCACCTTTTCCATATTGAGTGTCCAATGTAATCATTTTATATTTTGGTAATGGAAAATATTCAAAAGGATTAACATAATAATCAATTTTCTTTCGTCTATCTGGACCTATACATACTCCATAGATATTTTTTATTTGTTTTTTATACTTTACAACACCTCGTAAGATACCAGCCATTTGAATTCCACTTCCTACTGAAATTACCATGTTTTCTAATTTATCAGGTATATTTTTAACTTGATTTGCAGTGGTATCTAAAACACTCTCAGGATAAAAACTTACATTGTCACTAAAAACGGCGTTGAAATAATTTTCTTCTTCTGCCAATTTTCGTAGTCTATTCATAACTGGACCGTGCATACCATGACCACACATATTTCTGATTTCACCACCCCAATATTCAGCTAACATCATCATATGATGATTTTTTAAACTCTTTGGATTTGTACCACCTACACAAATAATACATTTTATACCAAAATGCTTGGCAACTCTCGTAAGAATAGTACCTGTGGTTGAATGAACTTGAGTGTGAGTAACTATCGTTCCTTTGTAATTGTCTTTGATATTGTTTATATTTTCACCAATCAAAGAAATAGCCTGTCTTACCTTTCCACCACTTGTGCCGTATTCACCAAAAGGTAAAAATAAATCATCTCTTTTATATAATAAACCATCGTGTTCTTCAACGGGTGTAAGGTTATTAATTTCCATATTGTATCCTACGGCCAAAATGTTTTAGTGTCATCTTTTATCTGTAAATCCTCATTGAAAAACTCATCAGCTATTTCAGCCCCCCACCATCTTCTGTTTAATGTTCTGGCGGCTATAAGAACTGGTCCTACCCCAGCAAATGGATCTATAACAACATCATTTTCTTTAGTCAAATTATCAATAACAAATTTACAAAAATCTTGTGACCAAACTGATTGATTACCTATTTTTTCTTGTTTATCTACATATATATCCCTTAACCAATCACCACCTCGTTTTATAGTTCCTTCATAGGTATAAATTAACATATGTTGAAATGTAAAATAATACATATCTTTTTTACCTACTTGATTACGAACAACTATCTTGTAGTCTTTAAGAACCATATCACATTCTTCTAAACAATTCGCATACCACATATGATTTGATAATACAGAGCCATTTACTCTTCTATCAGTTTGACATATTACCACAAATCCTTTAGGTTTAACAACACGAGAAAAATGTTCAACGGCTCTTTTTTGAAAGTCTTGATAAGAATTTATTCCATCCTTAGATTTATCAAAGTCTGTCTGAGATAAATCAGGACACGATGTAAATACCAAATCTACAGAATTATCTGATATATCAGAAAGGTAATCGAAAGCATCACCTCGTACATATTCATCTAAATTAAATTTCATTTTCATTCTCCAAATAAATCTTTAAAAGCTTGATTCGCAGCTTTTGATTGTTCTGATTTCTTTTTTACCTCTTCTTCTTTCTCTACCTTGATGTCGTGGTCACCTCTCACCCACTCATCATGTTCAATCTTACTCGCCATCATATCTGCCTGATGTAATATATACGGTATATTTGTTTTAAGTTGTCGGTCTTTAGAGTAACTAATGTAATAGTTTTTGTTAGCTTCTTCATACAAACCATCCGTTAATTTCAATCCAAGATACTCATTTTCTGTCATAGGAATACCAAAGTGTTGTAGTAAAAACAATCCTCTATCAGTTACGGTCATGAAATGTAACTTACCATTATGTTTATACATCAATCCTTGATTCTTTCTATGCCAATCAGAATCATTATGTACATAATAGTCTTCTGTCAAATCTCCCACCTTTCCTAAGTCATGGTGAAGTGCTGCAAACACCAATTCTTCCATAGTGAAGTCAATTGTCGCACCATTTTGTTTCCACAACCCAGCAATCTGTTTTGACAACTCTACAATATGTAATACATGTTCCACATAACCACCCGGATGAGCGTTATGGAAGTGTTCTTTACCACTTGCTGGTGCAAGACACATTCGTTCTTCAAAGTAGTCATACATTTTAATTAACTTATCTAATCTTTCACCTTTAAAGGTGGTATTGATTAAATCAATTAAGTCGTGCCAATTATTTTCTATTTGTTCAGGTGTTAATTCTTTCATGATAATTCCTCGTATTTTTTATCAGGTGTTGTTTTCATACTCTTATCTATCTGTGTGGTTAATTGAAAATCTTTTATTGTAACTAATGGTTCAAAAGTATCTATATTAATAGAATCAATTCTTTTCTTAGCAATCTCAAAATAATCTTTGTCTTTTTCAATTCCCACAAAACTTCTACCAGTTAATTTAGACGATACGCCAGTAGAACCACTACCCATAGTAAAATCTAATACTACATCGTTTTGATTACTATATGTCATAATTAACCAATTTAAAACATTTGTTGGTTTTTGTGTAGGATGTACAGTTTGTTGTGCTGAAAAGTTTCTTGAACCATGTAATATACTTTTTGGATACCTTGTTCCACTATTTGAACTACCAGTAGATTTATTTTTTCCAAAACCATACCCATGTGTATTTTTACCACTACCATATCCATCAGCATTAAATCTTTTATATGGATCTCCTTCTTCCATTATTGGATTATATAAACCACCTGACTCTTTTGAAAATAATAAAATATTTTCATGAACCTTTTGTGGTCGTTTCTTAGCAAGACCAGGACTTCCACATTTATTTTTATTCCAAACTAATTCATATCTAAACCAATCTAATTTAGTTGTAACCAACAATGAAGTAAATGGTTGTGATGCGAATAATATTATATTTGATTTTGGTTTTACAACTCTATCTAACTCATCCCACATCTTATTAAAATCTAAAACTTTATCCCATTGTATAGCGGTTGTACCATATGGAGGATCGGTTAAAACCAAATCAACAGATTCATCTGGTAATGTTTTTAAAACATTGAAACAATCATCGTTATATAAATTTACTGAAACTTCCACTATTTCCTATCCAATCAGATGGTATGTTATTAAGATATCCATTAACAGATTTTTTAACTCCACCCATTAAAACATCATAAGCCTCATTGTAACTTCTTTTAATTGGAGGTAATGATTTCTCTTTTTTCCAATTTATTTGAAGAATATTTGATGGGTTTATATTAACTGTCCAAGAATTAATTTGTTTTGCCCCTCTAACCATTACATTACTTGAGTCGTTTTTATCTACACACAAAAAGTAATAATCTTTGGTGGGAATATCTGCTTTATTGTTTTCAATTAACTCATTCATTTTTAGAAAATTCATTGATTTGGGTAAATCTTCTGGCTCTAAATTTGTTAATGAATAAACAAATCCAATTTTAGAAAAACAATTATCTGTACTACCAATACTTGTTTTTATATTTACAACATATTTAGTTTTCATGTCATAATCTAAAACAACCATGTCACCAAAACCTCTTGGTGGAACATCAAGAATGTGTGGTCTTAACTTTTTGTCTTCTCTTAAAGCCGCCTTTACAGTACCCTCATCTTTTAGACTACCACCACGACCTTCACCCTCAATGTCTTCACTAATTTCTATTCGATAATTTTTAAGATAATTTTCTATATCCGTTAATATTTTAGGATTCATTATAACCTCGTTTTTCATATAACTAATTTAACAATAAAACTATATTATTGTCAAGTATTTTTTTTGCATTATATATCTGTCATGGTTTATGAAATATAAATATTGGTTCGTATTTCATAATCTGACCATCAACCGAAACACTATTTTTAACATTACTTTGGTCAACACCAATCATCGATGCCATCAACATCTTTAACTTACCTTGATACTTACCACCAAGTGATTCTATGATATCAATCGAATCTTGTTCTAATGGATGATACCTATCTCCACTTAATTTAATGTCGGCAATATTCCAAAGTAAGTATCTGTCGTTTCTGAGACTTTCGTAAGCATTTGTTAATGTTGGTTTTAAGAAGTTGTCTCTCCAATCAGAATACATCGGATAAGCCTTAAATGATTGTTCATCATCATCTGAATATTGTTCTCTATCAAAGTAAGGTGGTGAAGTAAATACCATATCTAACTTACCTTTATATTGTTGGAAGTCAGGATGGTCACCAACATGTTCAGAACCTAACTGAAAATAATGATAGGTATTTTTCTGTTCTTCCCAAAACATATTTGTTTCTAATCCATGTTCATTGAAAAAGTCAGCAACATACTCGTATCTTGACTTATCTATCTCATCTATCCAATTGTCCGTATTCGGGTCTGTTCCAATATAATGTATCCTCTTCTTGGAAGCCATAGCACCAAGAATCCTACCACCCCAACCACTCGAAGGATCGTAAATGTTTAGTGGTTCGTCTTGTTTAATATGGTCTGTATATTTTTCATATAACAATCTAGCAGTAAGTGGTGGAAAATTAACTGCTGGTTGTGAGTTCAAACTCAACCTAAATATCTGAAATGCTTTAGGGAATAGTTTTGTCTTTACATTATAGTACCTTATTAAAAATACATTTCGTTTTAACTTACCACTCTTGGTAGAAACATAGTCGTCTAACTCTTCAACACTAAGTTTCTTTTTCAAAGTTGGACACCACAGATTAGTTACCATCTCATCTGTAATTAAACCCTTATCATAAGCATACTTTATATCATCTGCAGATAGAGTCACATAACTTTTAAGATACTTCTCTTGATGAGATTTACCTATCCAAATTTTATGATTCTTAAACTTTAATTTATTGTCACGATAATACACTAACCAAGCTAATGCATTCTCATCATTCCAATATGGAAGTCCGCCTTTGTCGTTTTCTTTTCTATCTAAAGATATACACTTACTGAAACTATACATGGAATCTCTACGAATCCCTCTTCTCATAGCCCTAAAAAATAAGTCCTTATTAGACTCTTCTTTTATTCGGTCATAAATAGAACTTAACTCATCACCCATATCACCGATACGAGTTTTCATCATGGTTGGAAAAAACTGATTCACACCATTTGCAAACTTGTTAAAGTTCTTAATTACATTTCTCTGACCATCGTCAGCTTTTTCTATGAAACCATGAATATCATATTCTCTGAGTTTCTTGAATGATTTAATTATTTTATCAATATTCTGACCAACCATTGGTGGTGTACCATTCTCATCCCAATCCTCAATGATGAACTGACGAGCTTCTTCAATCCACTCGTCAAGTTC